CTATCTACAATAATGCAACTGGCTCTCTTTCAACAACAGCTGTTCATAACGCAGACGGTTCTCTTGCTTTAGGCAATACCGATAACATTAGATACGAAATCGTAAACGTTAATAATACTAGCGGTACATTCTCATTATTAGTACGTAGAGGAGATGATAGTAGAAAAAATAAGATTATCTTAGAAACATTCAACGATTTATCATTAGATCCAAACTCAGAAAATTATATCGAAAGAGTAATTGGTAACCAAGCTGTATCAAAAACAGTAGAAGGTTCAGAGGTGTTTGTTAGTACAACAGGGGAATATGTAAACAAATCTAACTACATTAGAGTAAAGGCGGTAAGTCGTCCAACTTTAAATTACTTAGCTAACGACGGTGTAACAGTTAACAGCTTAGCAGGAGTTTCTCTTTCAGGATCTCTTCCGGTAGCTCAGTCAGGTTCATTCTACAATGCATCAGGCGCACCATTTGCAGGAGCAGGTAAACAAGCTAAATTCTTCAAAAATATTAGCAATACAGATACACAAGGTTTATTAGCAGCAAATTATGCAGATGCTATTTCAATCTTAAACAATAAAGACGAATACCAATTCAATATCGTAACAGCTCCAGGTCTTATATACGACTTCGGTACTCATAAAACACAATTAGATTCTATCATCTCATTAGTAGAAGGTAGAGGAGATGCAATTGCAGTAATTGATTTAGAGCAATACGGTGCAACAGTAGCAAATACAACAGCAGCAGCAGGAACAGTTAACTCTTCTTATGCAGCAGCTTACTGGCCTTGGTTACAAACTCAATCTTCTACAGGTAAGAACGAATGGGTTCCTGCTTCAACAGTAATACCAGGTGTTTACGCTTTCACTGATAGTGCAGCAGCACCATGGTTCGCACCAGCAGGTTTAGTTAAAGGAGGTATTCCTAACGTAATTCAAGCAGAACGTAAAGTTAGCCGTGAGCAACGTGATTTATTATATCGTTCTAACGTTAACCCAATTGCTACATTCCCTGGACAAGGTATTGCAGTATATGGTCAAAAGACTTTACAGAAAAAAGCTTCAGCTTTAGATAGAGTAAACGTACGCCGTTTATTAATCGAATTGAAACGCTTCATCGGAGGTCAAGCTAATAACTTAGTATTCGAACAAAATACAATCGCTACAAGAAACAAATTCTTAGCAATCGTTAATCCTTACTTAGAATCAGTAGTTCAACGTCAAGGTTTATATGCTTACAGAGTTGTAATGGATGACTCTAACAACACAGCTGATATCGTAGACAGAAATCAGATCGTTGGTCAGATCTTTATCCAACCAGCTAAGACTGCAGAATTCGTAGTACTTGACTTCACAATTGAACCAACAGGTGCAACGTTTGTAGCATAATTAAAATAATTGATATTTATATAAAACAGATAATAAAATGGCAGTATTAGATTCTAACGAAATTATGTTCAGAGCCTTCGAACCGAAGGTACAGAATAGATTCATCCTATACAGTGACGCTATACCATCATTCATGGTTAAGGCGGTTACTGCACCATCTTTCACAGATGAGGAGATCAAATTAGATCACATCAACTCTTATAGAAAGATTCGTGGGAAAAGAAACTGGGAAAACATGGATATGACATTGTACGATCCAATTAACCCATCAGGCGCTCAAGCAGTAATGGACTGGGCTCGTCAATCATACGAATCAGTAACCGGTAGAGCTGGTTATTCAGATTTCTACAAAAAAGATTTGACTTTGAATCTTTTAGGACCAGTAGGTGATATCGTATCAGAGTGGATCGTTAAAGGAGCATTCATCGTAAATATGGCCCAAGGTTCTTTGGACTGGTCAACTAGCGATGGTGTTGAATTAACAATCACTGTAGCGATGGACTACTGCGTACTTAACTACTAATCTGCCTAAAATATATAAGTACAGTATTTTAAAAAAAAACAATGGAAAATTTTGATTTAAGAAAATTCTTAGTAGAAAATAAATTAACTACTAATTCAAGACAAGCATCCGGCGAAGTTAACGAATTTATGGGCCTATTTGGCGGCGGTGCTAAGTTTAAAGACGGTGATAAAGTTTACATTACTCAAGGAGGACACGATGGTGCAGAATGGGAAACTACCCCTAGAAAAATTAGCTTAAGAGCTTCTAACGGTAAACCACTTAAACAAAATGGAAAAACCCAATACTTTGTAACAACTCCAGAACATCAAAACCAGTTCTTTATCTCAGGAGGACTTTATGTAGACGAAAAGAACATAAAACCAGCATAATAAAGAATTAAAATAGTAAAATAAGCCCGGAAAAATTCTTCCGGGTTTTTTGTTGTTTACAAAAGTTATTTTTCATATATTTATATGAAATAACGTTATTTAAAATAAAATTTATGGATCAAACACAAAAATTCCCTACAGAAATTGTAGACTTACCTTCCAAAGGGTTATTATACCCGGCAGAACATCCACTAGCATCAGGTACAGTAGAAATGAAGTACATGACAGCTAAAGAGGAAGACATCTTAACAAACCAAGGCTTTATTGAAAGAGGAGTTGTAATCGACAAGCTATTACAGTCTCTACTTGTAACTAAGTTTAACTACGACGATCTTTTAGTAGGAGACAAGAATGCTATCTTAATTGCAGCAAGAGTGCTAGGATACGGTAAAGATTACGAATTTAACTATCAAGGTCAAGTTGAAAATGTAGATTTATCTTTAATTGAGAATAAAGTTTTCGATGAAAGCTTATTCCAAGATAGAGTAAATGAATTTGCTTTCGAATTACCATCAACAGGTAATAAACTTACATTTAAGTTACTTACTCACGGGGATGAACAAAAGATTCAACAAGAAGTAAAAGGTCTTAAAAAGATAAGTAAAGATGCTTCTCCGGAATTATCAACTAGATTAAAACATATGATTGTTTCTGTAAATGGAGCTACTGATCCTAAAAGTATTAGAGATTTTGTAGATAATCACTTCTTAGCAAGAGACACACGTGCATTTAGAAAGTATGTAGTTCAATTCCAACCAGATGTAGATTTGAAATTCTATCCAGAAAATGGACCAGAAGGAGGGGTTGACATTCCAATCGGGGTTAACTTTCTTTGGCCTGACGCCAACGTATAGAGCAAACATCTTCAACCAGATTCATGAAATAGTATTTCACGGAAAAGGTGGGTATGATCATGACACTGTATATGCAATGCCTATATGGTTACGTAATTTTACCTTTCAGAAGATGAATGAATTCTACGAAAAAGAACAGGAAGCTATGAATAAATCTAAGAGCAAAACACCAAGTCAATCTGCTCCAAGAGGACCTTCAGTTAGAAAACCTTCTTATAGTACTAAGGCTCGCCCATAAAGCGAGCTTTACCTATTTATATGATATAAGTACACCTAGTAGATGGCTGAGAATAATAAACAATTAGAAGAAGCAAAGAGACTCTTACAGGAGATTAATACCTTGAGAGCAAAGCTTAATCAAACTCCGTTGGTTTATACGGACGGAGAGGCTGTGAAAAATATTCAAAGTCTACGTAACGAACTTAAAGGAGTACAGAATTCTTTTGAAGATACCGCTGATTCTGCAACAAGTCTTTATGATCAGGTTAGAGCAATCTCATCTGAATTTAATAAACAACCTGACGCTCTACAAAAGATCCGAGGATCCATGAAAAAGATTACTTCTATTGCAGAAGATCTTAAAATGAATGAACAGGGTATAAAAGACTTATCTACTAAAAACTTAGACGATTTAACTGAAAAGTTAAAACTTAATAAAAAGATATTAGAGGATGAAACTAGATCTATTCTTAATTCAACAGATTTATCAAAAACTGCGCAAGAAGATCTGGAAATAATAAAAGAGTATGTAGATATAGTTAAAAAAGGAGGCAAGTTAGAAGAGGATCAGCTAGATAGAGCATTACAGACCCTACAGAATTCTAAAGACTTAACAGAAGAACAGAAAGCCTCTTTAGCACTCTACTTAGATCAAGGAAACGCTCTTACAGCACTTGAAGGGAAAATTAATGATGTAAAAGAAGAGCAAAAAAAGGTTAATAAACTAATGGGAGTTGGCGGTGCCGTAATCGATGCAGCAGACTCGGCGATGAGTAAGTTAGGTATGAATTCCAACTTATTTAAAGATGCTGTAAGTGAGGCTAAAGATAATATGCAAAAAACCGCTAAGGCAATTGCAACAGGTGCTCAACAAGGCGGTAGATTATCAGTATTAATGGCCGGCTTAGGACCATTAGCAAGCGGCTTTGCTTCTGCTTTATTTGATCCGTTAACAATAATGTTAAAGATAGTAGATGCTTTCTTTAAAGTAGATAAAGCAGGCGCTAAATTCCAACAACAAACAGGAATGAATGCCGACGCGTTAGCAGGAGCAAATTCAGAATTAGCAACATCAGTAGACTTTCTTGAAACAGCTAGTGAATTATCAGCGCAAATAGGAACCAATGCTGTAGTAGCTTTAGGACCAGACCTTATTGCCGCAGCTGCAGGACTTAAAAATGAATTAGGACTTTCAGCAGAAAACGCCGGAATGTTAGCAGTTAATGCAAAACTTTCAGGTAATACGATGGCAGGTTTAGAAGCCCAGGTACAGGCCTCAACAGAAGCATTTAATAATACGAATGATGCGGCTATTTCTAGTGCGCAAGTAATTCGAGACATGCATAAGTCTTCTAAAGCTACACAAGCACAATTTGCACAATACCCAGGAAAATTAGCATCCGCAGCAGCAGCCGCTCGTAGGATTGGAATGGAGCTGAAAGATATGGACGGGGTAATGGATAACTTACTTGATTTTCAGTCTTCTATTGAAGCTGAAATGGAAGCTGAACTATTAACAGGAAAACAATTAAATCTAAATAAAGCAAGAGAATTAGCTTTACAGAATGATATTGAAGGAGTATCTAATGAGATATTTAAAAACTCTGCAGATATTTCTGAATATGCTAAGATGAACCGTTACGAGCAAGAAGCTTATGCGAAAGCTCTAGGAATGTCTAGAGACCAGTTAGGAGAAATGGCTATTCAAAAAGGCATACAAGCAGGTATGACCGAGAAAGAAAAAGCTGCTATTAGAGGAGTAACTTTAGAAGAGTCCAAACGAATGGACATTCAAGAAAATCTTCAAAAATCTTTAGATAAACTAGCTCAGGCAATGACACCTATGTTAGAGATATTGGTACCTATAGCAGAAACTTTTGGTACTATTCTAGGGTATATTGCAAAACCTATAGGCATGTTAATGTCATGGGCTGATAGTTTAAAAGAAATTGGAGGAGGATTTGGTACAATCCTTTCTATGGTAACAAAACTTGCTATAGGAGGAGGTATTTTACTGATAGCTAAGTCACTTAAAGACGCATTCAATCCTGACGTAGCTGGAGGCCTCTTTACTAATCTGAAAAAGAACTTCGGCGGAATTGGAAAAATGGCATCAGGACTTAAGGATAAAATCTTAGGAGGCGGGGGAGATAAAGCTGGGGAAGTTACAAAAGATGCTCAAGGTAGGTTTAGAGATGCTAAAGGTAGATTTGCAAAAGGACCAGGAAAAGCTGAAGATGCTGTAAAAGGTGGAGCAGATAAATCTGTAGAAGCAGCGAATTCCGCTTCTGAAGCAGAAGATCCAAAATCAAATGGTGAAAAATTAAAAGAATTCTTTACTAATTTAGCAGCTGGTTTAAAAGAGATGGCTAGTATGCAAGTAGTAGGAGGTGCATTAGCATTAATACCTGCTTCTATTGGATTAGTAGCATTTATTCCTGGGTACCTTGGTGCTAAATTAGTAGAAAGATTAGATGGAGAAAAAGTAAAGACAGGTCTAATAGGTTTAGCTACAGGTCTAAAAGAGATGGCTGATATGAGTGTAGTTGGCGGAGCCGGCGCACTAGTTGTTGCTTCTTTAGGATTAGTAGGTTTTATACCAGGGTATGTAGGAGCTAGATTAATACAGAACCTAGACGGAGAAAAACTACAAACCGGACTTTCAGGGTTAGCTAATGGTTTAACTTCTATGGGGACTGGATCAGTTCTATTAGGAGCCGGAGCATTAGTTATAGCTGCAGGTGCATTTATATTATCAATAGTAGGTATACCAGGTATGATAGCGATAGGATCTTTAGGTTCCTCAACTTCAACAGGATTAACAGCACTAGCAACCGGATTACAGAGTATGTCTAGTACTTTTGCAGGCGTAGCAGCTGTAGCACTTACAGCCGGTGCATTTATACTAATGTTAGGAGCTATTCCTGGAATGTTATTCGTTGCACTAACCGGTTCAATGGTAGCCGCTGGTTTAACAGGATTAGCAACAGGTTTAACAGCTTTCGGAACAGCAGCCGCTAACCCGTTACTGTGGTTAGGTATAGCCGCTTTAGGAGCGTTTGGAATTGCAATGATACCTTTATCATTCGCTATCGGCTTATTAGCACCAGCAATTGAAGCATTTGGGACAGTAATAACATCTGTATTTAACGGAATTGCAACACTAGTGGGAGCTGTAGCAGCTGGCTTTGTTACATTAATGGATTCAGTTACCTTAGAGAAGGTGATGAACATGGCTCTTCTTGGACCCGCATTGTTAGGTGCCGCTGTAGGTTTAACAGCTTTCTCAGCTGCAATGGCAGCAGGAAGTATAGCAGGAGGCGTAGCTTCTTTCTTAACAGGTGGAGGTTTGTTAGCAGATCTTCAGACATTAGTAGATATGGCTACACCTTTACAATCAGTAGCAGGGTCTTTAACAGCTATCGCCGCTGCTTTAGGAGGTATTGGATTAGCTTTAGCGACAATGGAGACTGAGAAGCTAGAAGAGATGCAAGACCTTATAACGACAGCCGCCTTCGCAGCACCAGCAATGGCTGCAGTAGGAGCAATAGGAGATTTTATTTCAGGTATAACAGGAGGGGGAGAAGAAGGTTCTGCAAAAGGAGAAAGCAATGATAAATTAATTGCAAAAATTGATGAATTAATAGTAGCAGTTAAGCAAGGTAAGAATATCAATATGGACGGTAGAAGAGTAGGAACTACTTTACAAGCCGCCGCAACCAATACATAATAATAAACTATTTATAAACGAACTAATAAATTAAAAACAATGAAAGGAATTTTAGACAATCAAACTCCAAATTCTAGATTAGGATTGAAGGGCAAGACTCCGAAAGTACCAGTAGGTGCTACAGGTAAATCTACCCAACACAAGACTTCTTCTATTAACAACTTACCAGAGTTTACTAAAGCAACATCAGGTTTGGACCTAAACGGTGCAACACCAGCTAAGTATTTAGATAATCCTCCAGTTTAAGTATGCCTTTACTACCTCTTCAGACCAATCTTAAGAGCTTAAAGTACGGAGATGCAGGACCTTATATCCAGAAAGATATAAATAACCCACCTCGGTATAATGTTTTAGGTAATGAAGTAACCGCCCGAGTAGATGATCTTAGACGAATCAGCAAACTACTCGTAGATACTCCTGGATTAAAGTGGACTTTACATCAAGCAACATTAAACCTTGCTTATAATGAAAAGAAAGGCTTTGGGAGAAAGTTACTAAATAGCCTAGGCAATACCGCAAAAGTCATCGGAAGTACTTTAGCACAAGTACCTGTTAATGGAACGGGTACCCACTTTGTTATTGGCTTTGGAGGAAATGAGTACTTAAAGCAAGGCGGACAAAGAAGTACATGGTTAGATAGATTTTTAAAAACAACAGCAGGAACCGGAGGAGTAAACGGAGCAAAAAGTGTCTTAAACGGTAAGAATGTAATCCTTGACCATAGAGGTGAAGAAGGTTACAGACCTATGATAGACACTCAGTTTACCGATGAGATAGAGTTTAAAGATGCTCGTCCTATTGATATTGCACAAAGCTACATTAAACAAGATGGTAGTTTACTTGCAAGAGAGAATGGAAAAGTAATATCGGATAATACCGGTTTAGATGGGTATAGAGCACCAAATGAAGGTTTAGATAGGATTGATCAAGAGTTAAAAGTAAACATTGATAATACCTATCTGAGACAGGATGGTAGGGTGTTATTAAAAGGAGCAGAAGGTACAAGCATAGATGCAAGTGTACCAACAAGACTCGATAACGATTCACCGGGTGATGTTGTAGAAAAGTTTCAATCTCCTCTAGCAGATTTAAAATCAGAGGAAGAAACAAAATACGATATTACAGCAGCTCGAACTAGAGACACTAAAGACCCATTCCAGAAGTCTACAAATAAATTAAACCCACAAGAAACTGACACAGGTACTAAGACACCTAAAGTAGCACCTGCTGTAAAAGAGAATAAGTTAGAACCTTATCTAAAACAAGGTGGAGAGGTTACTCAAGGAGATAAAGCACCAGGTAAAGCTGATTCGGAATTTAACTTTCCTGATGAAAAAAACTACCAAAAGAACGTAGGTAATAACGCAATACTAAGAGACTTTAAACAAAAAGGAACTGGAGGAGCAGGTAACTATTCGACAAAGAGTATAGCTGCTAAAGATAGTGTACGTAAAGAAAAAGACGTAGCTGGTACAAATATAGAGAGGAATGAAGAAATGATTCCTTTTACATTTACCATAGTAACACCAGAAGCTAAAGAAACTTTACACTTCTGGGCGTACTTAGACAGCTTAACTGATAACTATAATGCTACATGGAATTCACAAAGATTTGTAGGACGAGGAGAGTCTTTTTACAACTACGGAGGCTTTGAAAGAAAAGCATCACTTGGGTTTAAAGTAGCAGGAATGAACTACGAGGAATTGGTAGTATATTACGAAAGACTAAATAAATTAGCTTCCGCAACAGCACCAACATACGGTTCAGGAAAGATTTTTATGAGAGGAACTTATGTTATTTTAGACATAGGAACTTATTTTTATAACCAACCAGTACTTTTTAACAGTGTAGGACTGACTTGGGATGTAGGTACACCATGGGAGATAGATGCAGACTTAAAAGGCTTTTCAGAAATACCACATATGTTAAGTGTTGCTCTTGATATGACAGTAATACATACATTTACACCTACAGTAGCAACATCAGGTAAAGAATACTTTGGATTTAAGCGATAAATTTCGTAAATTAAGATAATGAATAGATACGAGTTTATAAAAGAATATAGAACAGCAGATGGAGTACGATACAAGCGTAACCCCATCTATCCTGATATTCCAGAACATGAGGATGATTTCTACGTTATAACCACAGGAGGAGACCGTTATGACACTCTAGCTTTACAGTATTATAGAGACGCATCACTATGGTGGGTAATTGCAAGTGCAAATACACATAGTAGATTTAACTTAATACCAACACCTGGAGTACAACTTAGAATACCTCATGATAGTAACTCTGCAGTATTATCATTTCAGAAGGTAAATAAAGAAAGATAATGGCACAATTCTTAGGAGGGAGTCTACAGCCTGTAGTAGCTAAACAATTAAAAGCAAGAAGTGAATACTTAAAAGCAGGAAAATTCCAAGACGGGCTTACTGCTCTTCACGGTAATTCTCCTTTTATAAACCTATACTCAAGTGTTATGGGTTCTCCGTATAGTTCAAATGATTTTAAACTAGAAGGAGGATTAGCTTTTCAAGCAGATATAGCACCAGGCGACCCAGTAGGGTACAGTAGAAGTATAGGAGATGATCAAAGAAGCTTTACACCCCGCCCGGGTATCATAGATGCAAATGTAAAATCAAAAGGAACATTTGGTGCATTACGAGACGTAGAAGTATCAGTTAAAGCATTTAATGTAGGAGATTTTGAAATAATATACGACTTATATTGCCGTCCTGGGTTTAGTTTTTTCTTAGAATGGGGACATACAGTCTATATTGACGATAACGGCAAACAAAGCACAATAGCTCAATCAGCTTCTGGTAAGTTTCTAAGTGGGGGAAAATATGACGAGATACAAGCAGAAATGGCTGAAGCAAAACGCAAGTCACATGGTAACTATGATGCAATTCTTGCAATATGTAAAAACTTTAACTGGACTTTAAACACAGACGGTAGTTATGATATAAAATTGAGTTTAATATCAAAAGGAGAAGTTATTGAGTCAATTAAGTCATCTTTTGATCCTAACATATTAGAAAAAAATCCTGCTGCTTTAGTAACAGGAAATGCAGATAAATCTGAGCGTAAAAGTTTACTACATTACTTTTGTAAGAGATTAGAATTAGCAGCTGGTTTAGGTTCAGCTGGAGAAAAATCTGGCGGTCAAGTAGCGGCTGCTTTAGCTTTAACAACCCCCGGCTTTGCTAGTAAGCTTGATGCCAGTAGCCTATATATTGCCAGTGTGCCCGGTTTTGATATAAAATCTCCTACATCTTTTTTTGATGATTCTTGTGTATTCATCTACATAAGTTTAAGGTCGATACTAGCTGTATTGAATGCTTCTATGATGTGGAAAGGTAATCAACAAAAAGCTGTTACGTTTAAAACAAAAACAGATAGCGGAAAACCTGGCTATGTACCCCACTATAATAACTACTTTACTCATCCACAACATCATAGTATAAATCCATGGGTTTGTGTTATACCTAACCTAAATAGTAAAAATGCATTTTGGGAAGCCAAACCAGCAGAATCTGACCTTCATGCAAAGATCACAGCTTTCTTTAAAAGTTCAGATGATGTATTGGATATATGTGTTTCAAATTTATACCTTTATGAAAAGCTAGATGCAATTTATGATGACGATCAAGCAAAGGAAAACGAACCAGGTGTTTTTGATGTAATAAAAGCTATACTAGGCGGCGTAGGCGAAGCTCTTGGCGGAGTTAATGAATTTGATTTAAACTACGATGAAGAGTATGACGAGTGGGCTATTGTAGATAGAAAATGTAGACTTTCTCCAAAAGCAAAAGCACCAGAAGTAATAGACTTAGTAGGTTTAGGATCTTTTGCGTACGATTTTAAAACTGAATCTAAAATTACTAACAAGTTAGCAAGTATGGTATCTATTGGAGCGCAAGCATCTGGTACAGGTACAAAACAAAACGTAGCAGAAATGCTACAGTGGAATAGAGGACATTACGATAGAATTTTCCCAAGAACAAATGAAGGTGATAAACAGTTAAGCAAAGACGACCTGAATGCATTAATCCAAGCCGCAAAAGATAAAGCAGAGTGGAATGATAGATGTAAAGAAGCTTTTGATAAGTTTAACGGGGTGGGAATGTTTACAGATCAACAATACGACCCAGATTTATTTAAAGGTATACAATCAGGACATCAGACAGCTCAATCTCAAGCTTTAGGAGCTGTTTGCGAAGCTGATGGAATACCTGCTCCTGGTACAATACCGGTTGAACTGTCCTTTACATTACACGGTATAGGTGGGTTCAGAATAGGAGAAACTTTTAAACTTTCGGAGGCTTCAAGTAAAGTATTACCAAAAGCTTATTCACAAAGTGGGATAGGGTTTATTATAACAAAAGTAGACCATAAAATAGACGAAGGAGGTTGGAAAACAGATATAGGTGCGTTAATGTACAACTTAAATAAGTTTGATAACGGCGGCGGCGGAGCTGGTTTCTTAGCCGGTATGGGAGCTTCTGGAGGAACAGCAGTACCTCAATTAAAACCACCACCAAAAGACGACGGAACACCAGTAGATCCAAATGCTACAGACAAACTACAAAACCAGACCGCATTAGGAACAAACGTTTCATATGATGCAGTTAAAGCAGCTGTATTAAATAAAAAATATCAATGGTTCAGCGGTGACTTACAACTGAACATAGTAGGTGTACGAAACTCAGCTGGACAAATAAGCGATGGTGCAGGAGGAGTTAAGCATCCTCTTACTAATAGATTTACAGATATTGTAATCGTAGCGTGGATAGAAAACGGACAAAAATTTGCAGAAAGCTACCCTGCAACAACAGTACCAGGAGCAAGCTGGTCTTTATCTACAAATAGAAAATTTGCCTCATCAACAGGTAAGAATCCAAACGGTGTTGGTATTATGAAAGAAAAACAATTCATAAACCAGTATACAAGAGGTATGCACCATGGAGGAAGCTCTAAACCACACAGTGCTTTGAGATCAGTTTCAGGACAAGCCGCACATAGAGATAAAAACTATAGTGATAACTGGCTTACCTTAGCAGTGAGCCCGGTAGGTAAGTTAGGAGCTGCACAAGCTGGTTTATTTGGTGACGGAGGCGGTATGCAACTACACAACTCAGGCGCATCAACGGCAGCAAACAAAACAGTTGATAACTGGTCAGCAGGTTGCCAAGTATTTGCAAATGAGAAACAACATAACAGGTTAATGGAGTTGGTAGGTAAGAGTGAGAAAAAAAATAAAACAAATAAGTTTTCTTATACCCTTCTCAATAATAAAGAAATAAGAATATAAGATGGCAGATATTAAAAGCGACATACTAAGTTACGTACCCGGCTCTCAATACGTTATTGAAGCGCTAGGACAAGCTACAGGTGAAGCATCTAACGATTATGCTAAGTACACAGATTTATTAAATCAACCAGTAGACGACTTAGTAGGAGTTGTAACTTCCTGGGGAAGTAAGTATAAATTAGCTTTTGAAGATCTAAAGAAAGGGAATTTTGCTAAAGCTACATTACTTCTTGAAAATATAGGATCAAATCCTGCATACAATATGGTACCTCCTGGGATCAAGGGTAAATCAACTGAATTTTTTTATTACCCTAAACCAACAGAAGAAGATTACATACAAGGATCTTTCAGAAGATACTTTTTACAAGATGTAAGAAGCGGTGAGATAAAGGAAATAACATCCGAAACATACAAAAGTATTGCCGATAAGGGATACTATAGAAGAACTAAGTTAGAGTGGAACCTCGTAGGACCATCCGAAGATGAAATAGTTAATGGATATAGTTACCCTGGAGCAATTGCAAGGAACAGAGACGTTGTAAAACAGGCTGAAGAAGCTATACCCGGTATGGTAGACTTTCTTTCTGATCTTAGACAATTTGTAATAGAAGAGGCTTCTAAATTTAAGCAAATAAAGAAAGAAAAAAACGAAGTAACTACAATAGAATCTAACGGACTTACTGTTACTGGTGTAGAGAATAAAAAAGTAATAGAAGCAGAAGAATTACCTCCACTTCCTGAATTACCTCAGTCAGAAGCCAATGCAGGAGAAACAGCTGCAACTGAAGGAGCTCAAAGCGCAGACTCAACATCAGCATACGCTAAATCCCTAACATGGTATCAAGCACAAGTAGGTAATCCTAGTGCAGAAAGATCTTGCGGATCTTTTCTTCCGGTAAGTATGAAGCTTTATAACCAAGAAGGACCGTTATTAGACGATGAAGGAAATCCTAAAAAGGATGTGGTATATTATAGAACTAAAAACGCAGTTAAAGGAAACATCTACCAACCTATTAGAAGAATACCTAGCCTCAACCCAAAAATACAATCACCAGAATCTTTCAATCTTTTCTATACTATCCGTGTAGAAGGTTACGGAGACTATACGGCAAAAATCGATAGGGAAGGAAAACTTTACGACATAAAGCAGTGTTAAGTTTGATCTTAACAGATTAGTTCGTATATTAAGTAAAAGGTTATAAGAAATGTTTTATATAGTAGAAAATAAACAGCAGCTTGATAGGCTACGTAGTTACCCGGATATTGACGTCTATGTAGATGTAATTTCCTCTAACGACTACTTTCACCCTAAATTCACAACCACCACAGCAGTCTACATAAGACCCCTAGATGAATCTGGAGGGTACATTATTCCTATAAACCATGACGAAGGTTTAAATGTGAGTAAAGAAGAAGTTTTTGATCTCTTAAACGCTTACAAAAAGGTCTATGTATTAGATAAGAAAAACCTACTATACCATTTTCCGCTTGTAGATGCAATAGATATAAGTCTATGGAGAGCTTTTTGGTACTACGATAAAATAGAACTTCCAAGTAAAATATCGACAATAAACTGGTTCTATAATAGATTTAAAGACTTTGATAATATAAACCAGATAATACCTTTATCTAAGTTACACGAACAAAGCGAAAAGGTCTATGATACAGTAGAGAAGTATATAGAAGAACCTAAAGAAGATACTTTTAAATTTTATAATGATGTTGCTGTTAAAGTCTTTTACTTATTAGAACAACACGGACTAAGAGTAGTATATCAACCTTTTGTAGACTTATTTAAACCACATACACCGAAGTATAATATAAAAGATAATATTACATACACATATTATAACTTATATAATAGTACATCAAGACCTACTAATGCTTTTAATAGTATAAACTTTGCAGCTATACCTAAAGGAGAAGAGTTTAGGAAAGCGATTATACCACAGTACGACTGTTTTGTTGAATTTGACTTTGATGGATATCATTTAAGACTACTTTCAGAGCAAATAGACTTTAAGATAGAGGGAGAATCTGCTCATAAAGCTTTAGGTAAGTACTACTTCGGTAAAGAAGACCTAACTGAAGAAGAGTATACTCAAGCAAAGCAAATTAACTTCCAGGCTATATACGGTAGAATACCAGACGGATATAAGAATTTAGAGATTTTTATTAAGTTAACGAAGTATATAGACAGGTTATGGGATGAGTTTTCCAAGGGGGTAGTAAGAACTCCAATAAGTAATAAACCCTTCAATAAACACTTGAAGGAAATGCATCCGCAGAAACTTATGAATTATATCATGCAATCGTTGGAAACTGCAAGAAATGTTCTTATCTTAAAAGAAGTGCTAAAGTATCTTAGAAATAAGAAAACTAAAATAGCTCTTTATACTTACGATGCAATACTGTTTGACTATTCTAAAGAAGACGGAGAACAGACACTTACAGAATTGGCTTTAATACTAAGCGAAAATAAAAAATACCCAGTTAAAATAAAAACATCAGAAAACCTGGTTTTGTAAAACCTTTTAATATTTATAATTACACAATGGAAAATGTTATGTCACAAAGTCGATTCGATTACGATATCGATCAAATATATTTAACTGAGGATATGAGTAATAAGCTGTTTTGCACCTTCTCTACAGGAGAGGAACTAGAGGCGACATTAGAAAATATAGTACAAAAATATAGAATCATCTATAATAAAATATTCGTTTTGTATTCCAAAAGCCAAGACGAATACATCTGCACTTACAATGTAGATTTTGGTAACGTTTCTAACTTTATTGATAATACTATTTTAGTACATCGAAAGAAAGAAGCGAATACCTTATATACGATTAATGCTCTCAACACGCTAATCAAAGAACTTAATAACGGGGTATTAGATACTTCTTTTAAAATCAACTGGACAGACTACAAAAACTGTATTCTATTAACAAAGGGTCCGGAATTAAAAAGAGTAAATACCAAATTATTTAAGATCGTAGAGTTGGAGAATTGAGATAAATTTCGTATATTTAATAAGTTATAAACAATTAAAGTTATATTATGAATCTAGATGCAATCAAAGCAAAGCTGTCTGCGTTAAACAACGGCGGACAAGAAAGAGAGAAGGTAGACTATTCAGCTACTTTCTGGAAACCCGAAAACGGTAAAAGCACCATTCGTATTGTACCTTCTATGTATGATCCTAATCTTCCGTTTAAGGAAGTGAAGTTTCACTATGGAATTGGTAAGTACCCGATGGCCGCTTTATCTAATTTTGGAAAACAAGATCCTATTGAAGAGTTCATTAAGGAATTAAAGAAGACTTCAGATAAGGACAACTGGACATTAGCCGGTAAACTTAACCCCAAGACACGTATTTTCGCACCAGTAATTGTAAAAGGTGAAGAAGATAAAGGTGTTCGTTTATGGGGATTTGGTGTAACAATCTACAAAGCGTTATTAGCGTTAGCTCAAGACGAAGAAGTAGGGGATTACACAGACGTAATGAATGGATGGGACCTAGTAGTAGAAGTTGCTCCAGGTAACCCGTACCCAACCACATCGGTTCGTATTAGACCTAAACAAACTCCGCTATCAGACAATGCAGCGCAAGTTGATTTATGGTTAAAGAACCAACCACACCCTGTTGAGATTCATACTCAATACGATTATGAGTTCATTAAAAAGCAGTTACAAAATTACTTAACACCAGGTTCAGCAGAGGACGAAACTCCTTCAGCACCTGCACCTCAGGCATCTAATTCCTTAACTGAGACTCTAGGAAGTCATTCAACCGACTTTTCTTTAGAGACTTCAACACCAGGAGTTAAAGACGCGGTAAGTAAATTTGATGACCTTTTTAACGAATAAAATAAATGGCAAAAAGCGCAACAGCAGAAAAAGCATCTGCTATAGTAAAGAGTGGATTTAATTTAGGTAATTTCAAAAAGAAGAAGGGATTTGCAAATGCCTCGGTAAAGTTTAAAGAGCAAGGGTGGATACCTTTGTCAAAAGCCTACCAAGATATTACTTCTATGCCGGGTATACCGACAGGTCATATTACCTTATTAAGAGGTCATAGTGATACAGGTAAAACCACAGCATTATTAGAAGCAGCAGTATCAGCTCAGAAGTTAGGAATTCTACCGGTATTAATTATCACGGAGATGAAATGGTCTTGGCAACATGCCAAAGAGATGGGACTACAGTTTGAGGAAGTTATAAATGAAGCAACTGGAGAAATAACAGACTACGAGGGCTTCTTCCTTTACTCAGATAGAGGTACGTTAAACACTATTGAAGATGTAGCATCTTATATAGCAGATCTTTTAGACGAACAAGCTAAAGGTAACTTACCTCACGACTTATGTTTCTTCTGGGATTCTGTAGGCTCTGTACCTTGTGACCTATCGGTACGTTCTAATAAGAATAATAACGAATGGAACGCAGGAGCAATGTCTACTCAATTCGGAAATAACTTGAACCAAAAGATCTTGTTATCTCGAAAAGAAGGAAGTCCGTACACTAATACGTTAGTAGCTATTAACAAAGTATGGACTCAAAAACCCGACTCACCGATGTCTCAGCCTAAGTTGCAAAATAAAGGCGGTATGTCGATGTGGTACGATGCGACATTAGTAGTTACCTTTGGAAATATTACTAATCCAGGTACGTCTAAAATAAAAGCTATAAAAAGCGGCCTTCAAGTAGAATTTGCTAAAAGAACAAATATACAAATTGAAAAGAACCATATTGAAGGAGTTCAAACAAGAGGAAGAATTGTAATGACCCCTCACGGTTTTATTGCCGACGATAAGAAGGCAATCGACAAGTATAAAGACCAACATAAAGAACATTGGTTGAAACTTTTAGGATCTATTGACTTTAGTTTAGTTGAAGAAGGTGACATGGAAGAAGATTACATCTCACCAAACTTACTAGACGATTAATGGCAGACTATAGTAAAATTTTAAAGAATCTTAAAGAGTCCCCTCCTAGAGAGTTAAATGATCATTTACTGATTATAGATTCTATGAATACATTTATTCGTAGCTTCTCAACCCTAAGAGCAATGAACCCTCAAGGCCACCATATCGGTGGTCTTGTAGGCTTCTTAAGATCGCTAGGATTCCTAGTAAGAACAATCGACCCTACAAGAGTTATTTGTGTATTTGATGGAAAAGGTTCTTCTACTAATAGAAAGAATATAGATCCTAATTATAAAGCACAAAGACAGCATACGAGAATCACCAACTGGGGTATGTATGAGAACAAACAAGAAGAATACGAATCACTATCAGCACAGTTAGAAAGATTAAAAGACTATCTTGAATGTTTACCTCTACATAGTTTAACGATGGAGAAGTTAGAGGCAGATGATATCATAGCAGACTTAGCATTAGGAGCATCAGCATCCGGTAAACAAGTTACTATTGTTTCTTCTGATAAAGATTTCTTACAATTAATAGACGGATGTATTTCAGTATACTCTCCTATAAAGAAAACACTTTTTACAAAAGAGAATATTACAGAAGAGCTTGAAGTACTACCACAGAATTATAATATTGTAAAAGCATTACTAGGTGATAACTCAGATAACCTTGCCGGAGTTAAAGGATTAGGTTTAAAAACCTTAATCAAAGAGTTCCCAGGACTTAATACAAACCCAAACTACGAGTTAGAGGATATATACACAGTATGTGAGCAGAATTTAGACGGTAAGTCTATATTTGCTAAAATAATTCATAACTGGGATCGGGTAAAAACTAATTACCAACTGATGAATTTACACGAAGGACAGTTGGATGATAAAGAAATTCTTCATACATTAAATGTATTAAAAGAGCCTATACCACCTCTACAGACAGGAGCCTTTTTACATCTATTAGATATAGATAAAATCGAAGGCATTACCAAGAACACAGAAGGATGGTTAGAGAATTTTAGAACATTAACGGTTTTTAAACAATAAGTTATATGACATTGCAAAAGTTAACGCAATATGGAAAACCCTTCCAGATTAAAGTAATAGGCGCCTTACTAACAGATAAAGGCTACTTACTGACAGTAAGAGACGTATTAAGAGAAGAGTACTTTGATTCAGATACACATAAATGGATTATAGGTCAGATTCTAAAATACTTTGATAAGTACCATACTACTGTTACGATGGACGTTCTAAAGGTAGAACTTCAAAAGATTGAAAACGAAGTATTACAAGTAGCAGTAAAAGAAGAGTTAAGAAATTCTTATGCCGCTTCTCAAGATGATTTAGATTACGTAGAAGAAGAATTTACTACGTTTTGTAAAAATCAAGAAATGAAAGCAGCTATTCTATCTTCTGCAGACTTATTAAAGCAAAGTGATTTCGAAGGTATTCGTAATCTAATTGAGAAAGCTATGAAAGCCGCGATGGATAAAAACATCGGGCATGAATACGATAAGGATGTTGAATCTAGATATAGAACAGACTACAGACCTACTATACCTACTCCATGGCCTTTGTTAAACGAAACCATTCAAGGAGGATGGGGACCTGGAGATTTAATTATCGTATTCGGTAACCCGGGTGGTGGTAAATCTTGGACGATGGTAGCTGCAGCAGCACATGCTGTAAAGTTAGGATTTAAGGTTAACTATTACACTTTAGAATTAGGAGAAGAATATGTAGGTAAGCGATTTGATTGTTACTTCACAGGATACTCTATTGACGAAGTTAATAAGCATAGAAAAGATGTTGAGACCCAAATTAATAATTTAAAAGGTAGACTAATCGTAAAAGAATATGCTCCTAAAGCAGCGACAGTAAATAACATTAAGAGTCACGTACAGAAGTGTATTGATATGGGTCATAAACCAGACTTGATTATTATTGATTACGTCGATTACTTAAAAGCACCATCTAGAGGTAAATACTCAGAACGTAAAGATGAAATTGATGACGTATTTATCGCCACTAAAAGCTTAGCTAAAGAGTTAAAAATACCTATACTTACACCTTCTCAGGTAAACCGTATGGGAGCTAAAGATAACGTAATTGAAGGAGATAAAGCAGCCGGCTCTTATGATAAGATGATGGTAGCTGATATATGTCTATCGTTATCAAGACAGAAAGAAGATAAAGTACTAGGCACAGGACGTTTACACGTTATGAAGAATAGATATGGTCAAGATGGTATGACATATAATGTAAAAATGGATACCAATAACGGTCATATTGAGATTGAAGGAAAAGCAAGTATAGACGATGAAAACGGTAACCAGCAAGGAACCCATTTTGAAATTGCTAAGAAATTTTTCGAGCAAAATCAATAACAAGTAGTAGTAGAAGCTATTTATTTCTACATCCCCGCAAGCAAAATCATGCTTACAATCTCGGGGATTTTATTATTTAACACATTAAAAATACACTATGGGACTAAGAGATGAAAGAGTTGTTTATAAGCCGTTTGAATACCCTCAAGCGTATGAATACTGGTTAAAACAACAACAAGCACATTGGCTTCATACAGAAGTTCCAATGGCTCAAGATGTAACAGATTGGAAATCTAATCTAAAAGATCATGAGAAGAATGTAGTCGGTGGTATATTAAAAGGTTTTGCTCAAACAGAAACAGTAGTAAATGATTACTGGACTGGACTTGTAACTAGCTGGTTTAGAAAGCCAGAAATTATTATGATGGGAGTAACCTTTGGATCTTTTGAAACAATCCATGCAGAAGCTTACTCTTTACTTAACGAGCAGTTAGGTTTAGATAACTTTGCAGAATTTTTGGAAGATGAATCTACAAAGGCTAAAATTGAATCTCTAATGGATGTAAGAGATAGCCATAACGGAGAACCAGATTGGCATGAACGAGCAAAATCATTAGCTATTTTCTCAGCATTTACAGAAGGTGTTAATTTATTTTCGTCATTTGCAGTACTATTATCTTTTAAGATGAGAAATAAATTAAAAGGTATTGGACAGATTGTTGAGTGGTCTGTACGAGATGAATCTCTTCACTCCGAAGCAGGTTGCTGGTTATTTAGACAACTACTTTTAGAATATCCAGAGATTAATACAGAAAAACTACAGAAAGAAATTGAAACAGCAGCTCACCTGGCTTTGAAGTTAGAGTTTGATTTTATTGATAAGGTTTTTGAATTAGGAGATTTAGAAAACCTTTCTAAAGAAGATCTTAAAAACTTTATTAAACATAGAGTTAATACTAAGATGGGAGATTTAGGTTTAAAACCTTTAATCCCTTCTGATCAAATTGATGCAGGAGCATTAAAGACTATGAAGTGGTTTGATGCAGTAATTGCAGGTAAACAACATACAGACTTTTTTGCAAGTAGAGTAACAAATTACTCTAAAGGTCATATGGATTGGTCAACAGCATTTTAATAAAATTAATTAGATTATATAATGGCACTACAAGTAGATACTTCCGCTTGGGAAGCAGGAAAAGATTATCCTGAATGGATGAATGAAATTTCTCTATCAACAATTTCTAAAGGTTATCTCCTACCAGGAGAAAATCCTAGAAAGGCATTTAAGAGAGTATCGGATACAGTAGCAGCAAGACTAGATCGACCAGATTTAGCAGCTAAGTTTTTTAAGTATATGTGGAAAGGATGGTTGAATTTAGCTTCGCCAGTTTTATCTAATACAGGTACAGATAAGGGCTTACCTATCTCTTGTTTTGGTATTGATACTCCGGACTCTATTAGAGGAATCGGGTTGACGAATGCTGAGTTGATGAGATTAACTTCATTAGGAGGTGGAGTAGGTATTGGTCTTTCCAAAATTAGAGGAAGAGGGTCTAAGATCGGGAATGGAGATTTAGGTCAATCAGAAGGAGTTATACCCTGGGCTAAGATATACGATTCTACTATTATTGCAACTAATCAAGGTGCAGTACGTAGAGGAGCCGCTTCCGTAAATTTAGATATTAATCATCCAGATATTAAGGAATTCCTACAAATTAGACGACCTAAAGGAGATCCGAATAGACAGTGTCTTAACCTACACCAATGCGTTGTAGTGGATGATACCTTTATGCAAAAGATCGAGCGTAGAGACGCTGAGGCAATGGAAGTCTGGGTAGAAATACTAAAGGCTAGAGTAGAGACTGGAGAGCCTTATATTATGTTTAAAGATAATGTAAATAATGCTAATCCTCCTGCTTATATTAAAAATAACTTAGAAGTGACTATGACGAATATTTGTTCGGAAATCACTTTACATACAGATGAGGAACATAGCTTTATATGCTGCTTAAGTTCAGTTAACTTAACAAAATGGGATGAATGGAAGAACACAGATTTAATTGAAACTGCAATTTACTTCTTAGACGGAGTAATGGAAGAGTTTTTAATTAAGACTAACGGGAAAGAATCCTTAATTAGAGCTCATCGTTCTGCTAAAAAAGGTAGAGCGATTGGTTTAGGAGTATTAGGATGGCATACACTACTACAGCAAAAGAAAATTCCATTTATAGGAATTGCAGCAAATAGTTTGACCCACCAAATATTCTCTCAAATTAAATCACAAGCAGAAGCTGCTTCTAGAAAGTTAGCAGATGAATACGGAGAACCAGTTTGGTGCAAAGGAACGGGTATGAGAAACACGCACCTACTAGCAATTGCACCAACAGTATCTAACTCAACAATATCAGGAGGAGTATCAGCAGGTATTGAACCTTTACC